ACTGGCTCCCGCGCCCTTGTCTCGGCCTGCAATGAGGCAAATTCTTCTGCCTCCATAGTGGACACTCGATCCCCTAGCCCGGTATCATGAAGCACATTGAAAGCGATATACCGCTTGGCGGCTTGCCGGATTAGTTCATCGGCGCGCTCAAGAAACACGTTAGTATCATCATCCGCCTCTAATTTTGGATACATATAGGTCGCGATTATTGTCAGCGTACCTATCTCTTTCGGTGTCGGGAAAAGGCGTATCTGCATCTGCGCATAAGTATAGTAGCTCGGCAGAACATAGCTTGAGGTGAGAGGTGACACGTTCTCCATGCTGGCGTCAGACATGGGCCTTAGTGCAATGCTTACCTCACCATTTTCATAGCGGATTGTTTGGATCGTATAAAGATCGGCCACCTCCAAGTCTGGATTAAAGGCGGTGTAATACTCCTGATTTGGAACCGTTTGCAGAGAGGCCTTGATAGTATTAAAATAGAATGTCTTTCGGCTATAGAACCGCAAGGCCTGATTGACGGCATTCTGTATCTGGACGTTTGTTAGACGTTCATCAATCAAGTCATCTGCGATAAGAGCTACTATTTCACCGAAATTCATAATACTCTCCTACTATAGGTGGGGAGGAAGCGGGGATAGACGGTGTAGCTTGCTTCCTCCCCTTTCTAAGTTACCGGACGCTAGTTATTGAGCAGGCGAACTGCCAATTCTGGGCGCTGGGCAACATAGCCATAGTGAACGTCAATTCGGCAAGGGAAGGCATCTGTATTAATATCATATGCGCGGATTACGCGCATGGAGATACCATCCATAACTTCTCTAGCTTTGAAATCGACGCCATTGGGCATAATCAAATCAGCCGTAGCCATGGTAAAAGCTGACTTGTGGTAGAGCAGTGACGTTCCTGCCGAGGTGGAAAGGGTCTGTGTAAAGACCATCAATCCGCCAGCCGGTGCATTGCTGACATTCTGCTTAGCGCCAGTCGTCACGATAGCCGGGCTAATAGAAATTGTGCCCGCACCACCCGCATGTGCCGCAGTAACCGTAAATTGCTGCAACACATTGGTGATTTGCTTGGTTTCGGGATGGACACGATAAACACCGGCAATGGTGAAGGTATCCCCCACCACCATATTTCCGGTGCCCGCCGCCACCACCAAGCTATTGCCGGAGGCACTAGTAGCGGTATAGGCCGCAGTACGCGCACCCGCCGAGAAGCGAGGCCAGAGGGTATTTTCCATGAAATCGAGCCCGGCAGCCCGCCCCATATAGCCCTCTAGATACTGCTCGGAAATCTGCTTCTGATCGTTAAACAACACCTTCAATTCGCTGACAAGATCAACATTGTCCTGCGTATTGAGGTTAGCTGTCCGCTGAGACAGGGGAGCCAGATTATCCATCAGGATTTTACGGCCCTGTAGAACCTTGGCAAGAGTACAGGCGGCACCCTGATTAGGAACCACATTGTAGACTTGCAGGGCCATGCTCATCGCATCGGCTTCCAAGCTCGCTGCCAGAACCGAAATAGCCGGGTCCAGAATGCGCGCTGAAAAGTCATCCAAGCTGAGAGTTAGTTCTGCCGAAGTGAAAGACACGTCCACACCGAGGCGCTTTGACACGACAAGGTTGACGCTTTCTTCCACGGTATCCTGTGTCGCAAGGTTTACCGTGTTACGGGTAGTGTACTTGTTCGGCAGACGGATACGCAGTGTGTCGCCAATCTTAGCCCCATCTTTGCCAAATTCCTTGTCATGCTGGCGGTCGATAGAGCCGATAAAATTGGCCTTTTGGTGCAGGATCATCAACGCCTTGCGTGTGATCTGCAACGGAGTGAGAATAGTATTTGTGGGCATTTACTTAGGTCCTTAGTCCAGAACCATTAGCTGCATGTTTTGCCGCCATCCTGCGGCGTTCCTTTGCTACCCATTCCTCAGTGCTATCTTTGTCACTTGGGGTTGATGATGTAGAACGGCCCCTATTAGAGGGGATTTGTTTTACCGGCTGAGCTTCTACCGTAGTGGATTTCTGCTTTGCGGCAGCTTGGCGCATAGCTCTTTTCCACAATACGGCACAATTCAAGGCCTTGATCGTGCCCGGATCAACTACACGCTGTAGCTGCTGATCCGTGAAGCCAAATTCCTTCTTTGCATCCTCAGTTAGCCTGTCCATATGAGCCGCCGAATAACCCGGCCATCCATATTCGGGGTCGGGCTTAGACAATGCAGTGATAGCGCGGTCAATGGCTTGGCTTTTTGCTTCCGCCTGTCTCGTGCTAACGTGCTGCATTTTCTCGTTCAGGGAATATGCCGCTCTATTGCGGTGTCCCTGTAATTCTTGGAATTGCATATAGTGATAGCCCGCCGCCTGCGGATTTTGCAGGTGATAGGCGGGCCAATCAATGCGGTTATACTCTTGGATTTGTGCGTCAATGCTGCGGATCGCGGCAATATCCTCTAGCACCGCCTCTTGAACTTGAGCCGCTTCCCGCGCCCGCTCTTGGTGCGCCTCGATAGCCCGCCTCTCTTCGGCAATGGCTTGCGTCTTTTGGGTATAGTCCTCTTCCCGCAAAAGATGTTCTTCAACGGCCTTCGGGACAATGAATTTCTTGCCCCCTATCTCTACCTCAATAGTCTCTAATACTTCTTCCTCATCGCCCTCACCCTCTAGGGCCTCATCCGGTTCTTCTGCCGGGGGCGCATCAGGCTCCGTGACGGGAACAAGTGGGGTATCCACCTCAGGCGGTAAGATACCAGCAAGATCATCATTATCGGCCATCTTTATCTCCCTTTGTTTCAGGCAATTTCGGCGAGGGAAGGACGGGGGCACTTAATCTCCCGCCCGCAAATGCAATCGCCGCCGTGAATGCCATTGTTATTAGTTCTTTCCCGAAATCCGCTAGGTTCGTGCAAACTGGCATTGGTGATCCTGTCACTGCCAAGTATGTGCAAGTTGCCATTCCCATCAATAAAATGAGCATCATGGTCGCAATGATGCCTGCTACCAATAGAAACGCACCCTTCGCCGTGTCGAACTCTGCCATTCATCATACCAATACCGATGCTTCTAATGCCAATTCAAATGCTGCGGCATGACCGGCTATTTTCTCTGCACAGTCAGTGCCGTTAATCACCCGACGACAATTATAGTAGTCTTTCTTGGTGCCCTCGATATAATCCGAGAATTTCTTACCCGTAAACCACCCTTCAAAACACCCTCTTCTCATGATCGCGCGGGCCACATCCGGCTCACAGGCCAATTCTGGGTTATCTATGAGAGGAACACCTAACTCATCTTGGGCGCGCTGATAGTTAGAGCGTCCGGTTATCATCACATAGCCCCGGCCTTTATACTTCTCACCATCGCCCGGCTCGGTATTGCCGAGGCTATTCCCTATTGAAGTTCCCGGCTCGTACTTGTCAAAATAGTCGGGCGACCCGTACTCTGTGATAGGCGCCATAGTTTGCGCTGTCTCATGAAACACAGTCGCCAGCGCATAAGCGAGTTGCGGGATGGAAATCTGCTCTGGAAAGTTATCAAAGAACCACTCCATTTCGTTGACTTGCTCTTGACCGAGTTTGCCAAACAGGGGGCGAATGCTGTCATAGAAGTATTCGCGGTTGATTGTGACCTCGACGCTCATGCGGATATAGCTCCGTAAGTTTTCCAAGTGCCCGGCGCACCCGCAGTTACACAAACAGCCCCAATGAAACCGCTCGCGGCTGGAACGCGCGTCGATCGTCTATCACCCGCATACCAGTTTCCAGTTGTAGGGTCCGCATTGGCAAGAATTTCAACCAGCAAATTACCACTGGCGTCTGTACCTAGTGGGTGAGCCTCATAGGTCCCGGCAATACCATTGCCTGTATTAATAAACTTTGAATTAAATATAATAAGCTGGACGGTGCCTCCGGTTGCTGTGTAGGCAACAGTGCAGTTCTTGAAGGTTGTATCGTCAACACGCACAAGCAATGGACATTGACGCAAGGACGTACCGGGAAAATATAACCCATTAACAAATCCAACAATAGTATTGCCCGATAGTTCGCCTTTAACGGTACTATCAATCTCTATACCAGACATGGTAGACGGACTAAAAGAAGTTTCAATGTGATTATTCACTATCTTTAGATCGTCAATAACTCCAGAGCTAACTATGTCGCAAAAAATGCCCCTAGCATTAACATCCATGAGAATAGAATTATTGGCGATGATGGCATTATGTATGCCTGCGGGGGCGGCACCTGAAGAATTGACACTGATACCGCCGTTCTCTGGAAGATAAATGGAATTTCCAGAAACTATGGTCCCTTGATCCGGTCCAGTGCTGTCGGACCCTAACCCAATTCCGTAGCCGGTAGGCTTAATGATGCTGTTGCCAGCAACCGTTGTACCATTTGAATTTTGAAAGACCTGAATGCCCTGTATTTTATTAGTACGATTTGTGTTGTCGGTTTTCTTACCTGCCTTGAAAATAAGATTTCCAGTGACCGTTGTTCCATTGGTGCCGGAAACATAAATACCGGCTGTGATGGTCCCTTCTCCACCACAATAGCGAATGATATTATTACCTACCGCTACACCACCACTACCCTTGACGGCATCTACATCGACAACCGCCGCCT